CACTCAACTACTATATCCTCTACATCTTTTTCTTTTACATTTTTATAATAGTATTCTTTTGATATTGTTTTTATTTCCTTTCCTGATGATGCATCTATTATTGAATCATTTTTATTATTGGTTGGTATTAGTATATTAAAATGATAAGATAGAAGTATTTTTATTCTCTCTAATTTATTCATTATTTACCTTTTCTTCCCAATCTGAACAGAAGGTGATACCACTTACTTTAACTTTGTTACCATATTCATTAATTCCTCTAGACTCTGAACATTTTCCTTCATATTGTATCTTACATAGATTACATAAGTCATCTATTCCATTCTCCATTAATTGAAGCATTCTTTTTAGTTTATCTTTCATTTTACTCATCTCCTTTTAAATTTCCGACCAATTTGCTATTTCACTAAGATAATATAAATCCTCCTCATCATCCGATAAAAACCTACCAAGCTCCTCACAATAAAAACCTTTAAACTTTTTACCATTTTTAGTTTCAATGATAACCTCTACTCCATCCTCTGGTAAATAATTTTTATTCTTCATTTTACTCATCTCCTTAAAAAATTGAATAATATTTTCTTTCATCATGATAATGATTTTCAACCTTTTTTCTATTCTGAAGATCTTCTATCTTTTTAACTATATCTTGAGTATTTATTTTTTCATCTAATTCTAATTTTTGTAGTGCGTACAAACTACCCTTTATTTCTTCTAGCATATCTTTTAAATCTTCAAATGGTTTATTTTTACGAATCCATTTTCTTGTTTTACCTGATCTCTTTTCTTTTTTATTATTTCTATTTAGGAGAATATATTTACCTTTAATATCTCGAAAATTAGTATATTGTTCCAGTTCATAATCATATTCCCAGAAACGATTTCGATTATACATTAAAACAGTATTATCACATTCTTTAACCATACTATGATCAATAAAACCTTCTTTATCTGGAATCATATATTTATCATTAATATCAACATATTTAGAAAAAGATAATTCATAGTCATTTAGAAAAACAACATCTCCTGCTAAATTAAAACAGTAATCTTGTATATCATTTTCAACACAGAGAAGTTTATATTGTTTTCCTGCTTTGTGATCATATTGTTTTTTATGTCTACTCTTTTTAAAATATCTTTTCATACATCATAACTCCTCAACCATAATAAGTTTATCTTTTCTTATATGAATGATTTTACCATCTTCTTTTTCATAATAATGCCAATTTGGTTTTTCCATATCTCTTCTGTATTTTAATATTTCTTTTCTTTTTAACCCACCTTCTAAATATATCTCCACTTCTTTAAACTCGTGTGTTAATTTTACTTTTTCCACCACATAATTAAATTTGTCAATAAAATCATTTTCAAGTACAGGAACAAATTGATCAATAACATTAGGATGGTTAAACATAAAAATACTTGATGAATGTTCATTTTCAATTACATGTGCTAACTCATATGAAACTCCACTCTTAAAATAAATTCCATTTACATCGAAACTTTTATAACATAATATCTTTTTTAACATTTACTCACCTCTCCTAACTTCTCATAAATTTACGTCCTTCAACTAACTCGTTATCTCTTATTAAAGCAAACGCAGTATGTCCACTTAATATTGCTATGCAATCATAATATACAATGGTGTCGCCTTCTTGGAAAAGATCACCAATTATTTTATATGTCTTATTATAGATATCATAAGAATCTAATCTATGCTCTTCCATCCAATCATCATTCAAAAAACCCATTGTAAACTCAAAAAACCAATCCATGTTTTTATAATCTTCTAAACTTATTTCAGTAAAGTTTCTTAGGTTGCCATATTTTTCAGTTAACATATCAAAGATTTTTTGTTGATTTTTATTTTTGATTATAATTCCACAGTGGTAAGGGGATGTTTTTGTTGAATGATTCATTTCAAATTTTAGTTTTTTAGATTTGATTAATTCTTCTTTAAAAATTTCTTCACCCATTGTAAATGGTGTTTTTCTTTTAATCATTGGTATTAACATTTTTTATATCTCGGTTAAGTATATAATGATATAAGTCTGATTCAACTTCTCTTCTAGGTCTATCAAATAATATACTTATGTGATTTATTATTGTTTCTTTATTTACTTCCGCATCTGGACTATTTTGAAGCCATGCTTTTAATTTTTTCCATGCTATTTGATATGCTCTATAGAGAGTATCTTTTTCATGTAAACACATAGTACACATTATCTCGTCCCTTTGTATGAATAATTTACTACTACCACATACAGGACATACTCTAAGCATTTTATCCTTCATCACCCACCTCTTTCAAAAAATTATCTACATCGTTAATGTATAACTCCAATTCTTTAGTGTTAGGATTTTTTAATATAATTTTGAATCTTTTCATAAACTGAAAATGTTTATTTCTTAATTTTAAGTGATCTTTAACAAATTCATCTTTACCGAATTGATTTATGTATATTTCATATATCATCACTCACCTCTATCTTATCAATTAATATTTCTATCTCACCCATACAGCTAAAAAAATCATACATGAGATCATCTTGATACATTTCGGCGCACACAACTCTATTTGTTTTTATTCCTTGAGCTGTTATCAATGGTATTACTTTACCATTTATTATTCCACATTTTTTGCAGATGTATTGTTTTTTCATTTTCCAATCTTTTTTGGTTTGTTTTCTTTCAGTAACATAAAAACCGTAACATCAGTAAATGATGAATCGAGCTGTAAAATCTCATAACCTTCATCAAGAAGATGATTTACTCTATTTTCAACTGTTGACATACTACTACTTGTAACTATAATAAACTTTTTCATTTTAATCCCTCTCTAAAATCTCTGATATCTGTAAGTATTTTATCTAATCTAACATTTACGCTTTTTAACCTATCACAAAACTCATTAAGTTCAACTATATCAACATCTTTTTTTATCTCAGTATTAAATAAATCAAAATACTCTCTTCTTGTAAGATACTCTCTTTGAGGTTCTTTCCATAGATGATATTCTAAATCAGTACCAAAGACATCATGTTTCATACTAACAACATGCTTACCTTTCATAAGTCCATATTGGTATCTTAATCTGGCATCCCTAGTAAAAAACACATATAAAAACCATTTAATCCATTTCATTATTAACCCTCATCTTTTGTATCTATGTAATAATTTGATCCTGATACTATATCATTACATAATTTTATTGCATCATCTTCAAAATCCTCAACCTCATCATAATCACCAAGCATTTGTGATATTTTTTGAACGTCTATGATCATTTTAGATAATCTATCTCCAAGAATATCTAACATATCACAATAATCTTTTTTATCGTATGCTTCAGGCTCATTTTTCATTTGTATCATCTCATCCATTAAATCACTATTAGATATTTTACGCTGTATATTAAAGAGATCAAAAAATATATCCTCACTAAATTGTATTCCTTTACCTTTTGATGCATCATAATAAACATGATAAATTATAGTATCAGAGAATTTTCTTTTCATTTTTATTGCTTTATAAAAAGCACCTTTGGAAAATTTAGTGAGACTCGAACTAATGCACATAACATTTAAATCTTTTTCTAAAATATCAACAGCATTTACTTCATCTAACATCTGTATCTTTGTTGGTTCAAAAAACTCATCTAATCCCTCTTTTGTAAATGGAACCTGAAAACCTTTTTCATTGACAATGACACTATGCAATTCAGATTCATTTTTTGGATAGTATTTTAATTCATAATCTTTACCTACTATAAACCCTTCTGTTTCTTTAATACATCTTACTCTTTTATTTTCCATTTTTTATCTCCTCCTCATCATCAACATAACTTCTAATTGTTGTCTTAGCATAATGTTTATTATTTTCATAATCAACTCTAAAAGAGTCTCTTGAATTAAAATTAAGATCTGGATACCAACCATCTGGACATACTTTTAATACTGTGTCACATGTTATTTTTTTCCTATTTTCATAAGTACAATCAAATGGTATTTCAAATTCAAAAGTCTTATTGATTGCATTTTTACCATGATTGTCTGATTGAAACAACGTTGCTGGTACACCGTCTTTAATCCAAGTATCTCTACCTGAAATAATTAAACCAAACTGTTCATATGTCAACTCAATTATAGCAACTGGTAGCCTTGATTTTTTATCTTTAATTTCAATTCTAACATGATCATTTGTTGTTGAAATGTTAGTTATTTGTACACCAACATTTGTTTTTATTTCTTTATATTTTTTATTACTCATTATATCCTCCTTAATAACCCATTAATGCTAATAGTTTCGCTTCATCTGTAATTGTATAATCACGATTCTCTTCAAGTTTAGTTTTTTCCTCATCACGCAAATATAATACATTAAATGTTGATGCTATAAAAACAATTGGCACATTTCTAAAAAATACTCTACTTTCAAATTTCTCTTTATTGATCGGTCCTTTTACCTCAAGATGTAATTCGTCATCATTTATTCCTTTAGGTAATAATTCAATTAATTCATCAATGAATTTCATGTGCATATCTTCCATGATTTTAAATGTTTGCTTTTCGATATCACTCTCAATACCAAAATATTGTTTCATTGTCATTTTAATTTCATTCGTATTAATCATAAAATACTCCTTAATCTTTAATCCATTTAACTTTACCAGAACCACCTGACATTCTGGACATCATTGCTTGTTGTGCCATCATTTGTTTATATGTTTCAATATCATCAACTATAATGTTTATACTACTCTCATTTGATGTATCTTCGATCGGAGCAATGTGATGTTCAACGTTTATACAAATATATGCCTTACTACCTATTATAATTGTCTCATGTCTGCTAGGCAAAGCTTCAACCTCTGCGACAGCTATTTCATTTACCTCTGGCTCATTTACTAAATTCATAATTACCTGTAAAATTTTAACTTTAATCATTTTTTGTCTCCTTTAGGACTTTCCTTTAAATTACATATTATTATGTGACCACTTTTTTCATCACCAGCAATAACACCAGTATCTTCATGTTCCTCACAAAAATCATTTGCATCTTTTACTGTTTTTGCAATATATCTCACAAGGAATTTTTTACCATCATAGACACGATAGAAATCACCTACTTTATACTCTTTATTCATCATATCAATCTCCTAATCTATTAAACCAATGTTTACCAGTTAATTTCTTTAAATTGAAAGCTGTTTTAAAGAATGCATTTATTGCATCAATTAAACCTTTATCTCTTTTTGTGTATTCCCAATTAAGCTCATAAAATATAAATGAAGTACAATTATCATTTTGCTCAGGGAAGCCACATCGACTAATTGCTGATCCATATATCACATCATCAATAAGCATGATATACAAACCAAAATTAGGAAATCTTACCCATTTTGATTTACTCATAAAAAATTCTCCTAATATTTTTACCAAAATATTACTTTCCTAACAACAAAAATACAAAAAAGGACGCTCAAAAATGGCGTCCTTTAAAAAATCATGACTCTCTTTCGAGTCTCAAAAGACTCTGGAGAGTATATTTAAAACTTGCTAAGTCTTTGACTCGACAAGTATTTTTTAAACTCTCAAAACAATATCTCCGCATTTAATGACCTCTTTTATTTATATTATACACCACTAAATATAAAATATCAACTAATTAATATCAAATCCAATACTACAAAGTAAATAATTATCAGGCGAATTATATTGAGCAGTTGACAGACCATTTTTACGTAAAAGAATAGCACCATGTCCATATGCTGACGGAGCATCTGGTATAACTATTTCATAACCAGTCATCCAATATGAGTATGATTGGAATTTCTCTGGGAACATATCTAAAACATTTTTTGTTGGTTCATCTATATATGAGCACTCTTCTCTAAATATATCCCAGCCTAACTCTTCATATGATCTATCTTGAATGCCATCTAATATTGTGCCTATTTTACATAATCCTTTGTGTTTTAATTTCTCATCATCATATAACAAAGCAAACTTTGTATTTAAAAATTTAGATGAATATGAATTTTTAGTATGACTATATTTCCTACACATTTCATCAGAGTTTGTTTGAACTGTAACCATCAAAACATTATGATACTCGTTATCTGGAATATGTACAGGCTGATAATACATCTCATCATATCCTGATAATACATCTGGTGTATCTAATCGAATAATATCATCATATTTCATAACGCACTTTTTATAAGTCCAACCTGTACAAGTATCATTACAAATAATATTACCTGATTCAAATATATCAGCATTTGCATTCACACAAGGTGATTTTATTTCTCCTTTATCACAAAATTCTCCTTCATCTATTTTACCATTACCACATAATGATACTACCTCATCGGGCTCTTCTATTATTTCGTCTTCGTCTATAATATTATTATCTGATAACTCATCATCAGAAACAAAATCATCAACCCCATCAGGGTCAACGTCCTCAATTTCTTCATCGTTTATATCATCTGTAATGTTTGTACTATCTATATCGGTTTTTGTCTCTTCCTCGTCTGTTTCATTTGCGTCCTCATCAACTATGATATTGTTATCAATATCATCTGTTTTATCTGTTTCATATGTGATATCAAGTCGATCTGTACCACATGAAATAAATAAAAACATTAAAACAAAAATTAAATACCTCATAATTTATCTCCATTTAAATTTTACACAACCTTTTGCTTTCTTTTTTGCGTCATTGAGATCAAAAACTTCCATCTCATCCTCATAACCAGTACAAAGATCATGAACTCCTTCCAACATGATACAATTATCACAATCAAAACAACTCACTTCTTTTATACTGTAAAACTCTTCCAATTTACCATTCAAAGTAACACCATCTTGCCAAGTCAATCCGATCATGTAGTTATTCGTTACACAGATTTGATAAAAGTCTTTTGTTTTCTCATCATATCTTACTTCATATGTATTATTTGACCAATAGACTTTTTTACCTTCCAGAACTGCATCTTTGATTGCTTGTACTGAATCATATTTAATCAATGTGCGATCATCATGGAACTTGCGACCAAGTTCAAGTACATATTTTGCAGTTTCCTCATCCATTTTATGATGCTCTGCAAATTTTTCTACTGATAAATAATCATTAAAATATTCCAAATAGGCATCCGCTAAAACAGTTTTAAAGTTTATCATTATTAAACCTCCTCACCATCATAAAAATAATAATTATCTTCTATATACTGATATATATTATCAGTATTTTTATCACAATCATCCACATATCTAACAATTAAGTGACCATTTTCAAACCAGATATGAAAATCTCTCTGAAAATGGTCACTAACCTCAATATGAAAATTAGTAAAATCTTCCTGATTGTTTTTATTTATCTTTTTCATCTTACATCTCCTTAATCATTATCTTTTCCAGCTCATCTAAAATATAATCTTTCTTAAAAATAGTTCCATCTGCCATTTCAACATACTTTAATTGTTTATAACCATTTATCACAATTTTGAATGCATCAAATGTTTTAAAAATTTCCCAACGGTATTTTTTAAGTGCATCGGATATGATATTTAGACATTCGTATCTTTTATCTATATATTTTTTTGATATCAATATGGAATTAAATGAGCGTCTAATATCTTTCATTGTTACCTTTTTTGTTGTTGTAACATTTATTGAAAAGTGAACCTCTTTTTCTATCATTTTTAACTCTCCTTAATCAATATCATCTTTTAATTTATCTCTGTTCTCATCAATGATTTTACGCATTGTCTTGAAATATTTCTCAAGATGATCAACTATCTTCTCAGGTGATGATGATTTCTTTCTTGCACCAAATTTTAGAAGATCATAAGCATAAAATGATTCTTTGTCTGGTTTTATATAAATTGAACCACCACATGCAAATTCCATTTTTACTTTACTTTTCATTGCGAGACCATCCACAGAGCAATCATGAATCATTATCACATGTCTTGCTGGATCATTATGCTCAATTCCATTAGCCCATTTTTCTTTAGGTTGAACACCGAATGTAAATGATACAAATTTTCCCAAGTATTCTTTGTAACCACCATATATCCAACCTTTTGGAAACTGCTCATAATAAGCTCTTTTAATTTCTTCTACAAAGCTATTAACCTGCATATCACACCTCCTTAAAGTGATTCCCATCGACCATTTTCAAAATACTGAATGTCTGTACAACCATAACAAGGCATACCAAATTCATCTAATGGTGAGAATGCATACTCTGAAGAGTTATCTGTACAATAACCCTCAAAATAAACTTCATTATCATCATCAAGCATTCTAAACTTAAAAGTTTTCAATTTGCGATCATTTCTTACGAGTTTTTTACTCTCAGAATCAAATGATATTTTCTCATCTGACTTGATTTGTTTTTCATCACAATCGATGATATTGTTTGTAATAATCCAACCCATAATGTACCTCCTAGCAACAAATTAGTAAATATATACAATAAATATAACTTTATTGTATATATAAATATTACCACAAAAATTGATGAATGTCAAATAAAATATTACTCTCCATAGTTTATTTCTTTAAGTCGATTGTAAATCCATGTATCACGATCATGTATATCCACCATAGTACAATAATACTTTGTTTGACCTTTATTATTCTTAAATTTAGCATACTGATGTGTATATGATCCTGTCCACATCTCACACATGCAAAAACTATTCACACTGTTGTTTGTTTCCCATAATATAGGAGGTAAAACATTTAATTGATCATTCCATTTCTCAGCAGTAATTTCCTCTATTTTTTGATAGGTATATTTTTTCTTCTCACCCTCTAAAAAATCATCCTCACGCATTATAACATAATCTTCCCAATCCCTATCTAGTCTTTCTTTTTTGAGTTTTTCTAAAGCATTTTCAGCATACTCTTTTTTGCTATAAAAATTCCAAACCACAGTAAAATCTTTTTTACAAACATAGTAATCATATTCTTCTGTCTCATCTCTTTTTTGAGAATCTACTTTAAGAACATCTTTTGTAAATTGATTCATTTTATGCTCCCTTATTTTTTGTAAATAAATCATTTTTATCATATTTTTGTATATTTTTAATTGCTTTAATACAAGCATTCCACATATGATCATCTGTGAAGTCTTTTGAGTCAATATCTCTATAAATTTTTTTAATTTCCCTTCGTATTGGCTCATATGATAATGACGGATAGTAAATTTGTGATGTATATTTTCTTTTATTATCCAGCAACCATTCAAAAACAATCTGAAAAAGTAATCGTTTTTGGTTTTCCGTATCTAAAGTATAAATCATAGGAGTCAATTTTTTAAATATTTCCTCGATAGCTTTTATTAGATTTTTTCTTAACTCTATGGTATATGATTTCATTTAAATCTCCCTTGCTAATCGTTTAATTAGATTTCTACCATCAGAATCTAATTTGTTTAAAATATCAAAAATCTCACTTTCTGAAAGATTTGATCTATTGAGTAATAACCCTAAATTTGCTTCCTCATGATAACCTAAATTATCAATTACTTTCTCACTCACATTATCATCAGCCCTTTCAAGAATATGAGTTAAATTTTCCTCATAATCATTTTCATTTTCAATAATCCAATTTGTTGCAAAAATATTGCAATATCTGTTAACAAAACCATCAAACTTATTTTCATCAAAACCGTCAATAATATAGTCACCACCAGAATCCATATTACCAACAGTTAAGTCAACGGAATCTTTAAAATGATGTAAGTTTGATCTTATATACTCACGAATCTCTTCTTCGGTATCTGTATCAACTTTATCATCTAAGAACTGATCTATAATACTCAGCTCTCTTTCTGAATATAGATGATCATCAAGTATTGGATAGTTTTCAATTGCACACAAAGCTTCCTCAACACCCGATATATATTTTGAGTCAGCTGTTCTATCAATAATCAATGCGATATACATTACTGTATCCGAGTCATCAGACCATCTTTTTATTTCCACTTCTTTGATTGCTTTCATCTGTTTAATAGTAGTATAATTACATTCATCAATAAGGTTGTTAAATGATTTTACAAAAATAACAATCTCATCCTGAACACCATAATAACGATGTAAATCATACATCTTGCGAAGTTTTTCATCTTCCCATCTTAAATGATCATGACATACTAATATTTCTTGTTTACTCATCATACTTATCTCCCTCTTTATCAAGTAATTCTAAAAATTTCTCTACCTTTTTCATAATCTCTTGAAGATCATTATAAGATACAAAAAAATCATCTGATATTTTTATACCTGAAATAATATCATCAATAATTTCAAATGATACTCTTACTATTTCTTTTTTGTACTCATTTAAATGAAAACTTTTACCCCACATAGAAACACTAATAAAACCATCTTCAAGATTTATATCTTCAATAAGAGGATCTTCATAATAAACCACATCATTAAACCCTGCTTTCTTAGCACTTTTCTCATAAATCTTAATTATGAAGTCATTGTTATCAACTATGCTCTCCAACTCTAAAAACTTTGACATACTCATTATTTTTTCTCCCTCAAATCAATTACCATTAAACCATCCCATTCCTTTGGATATGCATCATAAGAAAAATACTTATTCATTTCCTTTACATCAAAACGATCATCTGGAAACTTATGTATTTTTTTACCTTTATAAGATATACAAGCAGTTGCAAAGTTTCCAAACTGCTCATAAAATAAAATCGTTCTGGTCTCATAACCTCTATCAGTTCTTATGAGACACTTCTCTTTCTCACCTCTATTGAATACAACCCAGCGAGTACCTTTTTGATTTAAATAATAAGTACCATTCATCATTTTATTCTCCATCTTAAAAATTCTTAACAACAAATACAATAAATATAACTTTATTGTATATATAATTTTAACACAAAAATTAATGGATGTCAATTAATAATATTAGAAAGATTTAATTATTTTTTGTATTTTATATTAGGGTATTTTCTTAAAGCATCATAAGGCATATCATATCCATCAAAACAATCCAGATCAACTGTTCCAGCATTATAATTAAATTTCTTTATTTTGCCTATTAGAATTTCTTTAGTATCTGGTATATGAAATGTTGTTGCTACTAAATCACCAATACGAAGGTTATTAAACTCATCAATAGAAAACTCTTCTAAAGAGTAAACATCACCTTTAAGAATTTTTATCATTTCCATAATAATTCTCCTTTGTAAGTTTAATAGAAACCCAGTGTGTGAAAACAGTTGCTGACCAAATAAGGAAAATCATTAACATTATTTTTACATTGAAAACATTAACAACGTTTGCACTATAAATGAATGCTAATGTAAAAAACATCATAGAAGATATTATTAAAATCAATGCCTTTATCATTTTTTACCTCCTTTTTTCATTTTACTATAGTCTGGTATATCTTCCTCTAACTCTTCCTCAAGCCTACAAATTTGTTTTTCAAAATCGACCATTGACCCTCCAAGAACTTGACTACTATCTAAAGCACCTTTAATATGTGAAACCCAATAGCTACTCGCTGTTTGTTTCATAAAATCAGGAAGTAACGATAAAGCTTCATCACAGAGATCATTAATCTCTTCTTGTATTTCTCTTAGTCTAAAAATATCTTCTCTTTCCATAATTACCCCCTATTTACGTTCCCAAAGTGAACAAAATATTATATCTTTACCATTTATTCGATTATACATTACTTGGCAACTATCAGAATGAATGCATACCTGACAGGGAATATCATATTCATTTATAGCATCAGTTGATTCTTTTAACAGTTTTTTAGATTCTAAATTATCAACAAATCTATTAACACAACCAACTGAATATCTGATATTTTGTAATTCAAATACAACATCATATGTTCCATGATCATCTACTTCCTGAGATATTATTTCAATCTCATCATTTTTACCAGCGATTAATCTTTCATAATCTGTTATGTCTGCAAAGTCTTTATCTCTATAAATGCCCCAATCCTCGAACTCATCATAATCTTTTTCATACCAACATGAATCACCTGTATACCATGTCATGAATCTATTTAACTTAACTTTCATCTTATTCTCCTATACTCCATTTAAAATAACCCTTTTCAATCATACGATCAATAATACGTTCCTGACTATCTCTTGATTTACTCTCAAAATCTTTACGCTTCTCATCGGATAGTACATTTTTAAGTTGTTTAATAGCATTATCATAGTGAGAATTTAAATATCTCTCCGCTAATTCTTCACACTCATAACAGTACTCTTGATCTTCTGATATCATGCAATTGCAATTTTGACAAAAATTAACACTCATCACAACCCTCCTTACCAGTAAACATTTTCACCAGTTTAGCATAATCATCATATATGCCACAATAAGTTCTTAAATCACCACCTGATATAATAAAACTAGAAAAAGAACCCTTTGGCATAAATGAGTAAGTAGATACATATTCTCTTCTGCCTGCTTTTTGTACTGCTTTTTTACCTATGAGTCTTTCTGTAAAATCATCTTGACCATAAAAATTATAATCCTCAATTTTTATATGATATGTGTACTTGGAAGTCTCAAAACTTACTTCTAAATCCTTTTTACCATTAAATTCCCAATATTTTGTTGTTACCCAGAAACCCTGCACCTCAATTGTTTTTGGTTCACAATACTCAAGACCATTCATTTCAACACCATTTTTATCCGTATACTTGGTATCTTTGAACTTTTTGATTATTTCCTCTTTTGTACGAAAACCTGCATCATAGCCTTTAAGATAGAAAGTAGTTAGCATATCATTCAAATAATGCGAAATGATATCACCCATAACATTTCTATCTTTAACAGTGATAAAAATAGTTGGTTTTCCTTTGAATGCACTAATAACATTAAGCTTGAAATCATTTTCTTGAAGTTCTGATTTGATATTTGGGATTAGATCTTCAAAAATCTCACTCTTAATTTTAAGCGCACTTTCAAACTCAGCTCGTCTTTGTTCTTCGTTTTTGTTAAATTTTTCCAATTGTTTTTTAGCATCAAACATCTTATACCTCCTAGATAAATAATCATAACGACAAATACAATAAATATAACTTTATTGTATATATAACTTTAACACAAAAAATTATATATGTCAAATTAAAAATTAACTTTCATAAACCTAATAATTTAAGCATAAGTTTAATGAATCGAACTCTCCTTTTAGTCTTGTAATCTTTAGAACGTTTACCCTCATATGAATATAACTCGGTTAGATATTCTAACTTTTTTTGCTCAATTGCAGAAACTTTCAAGATCTGATTTATTGATATCAAATTATTGATATCAAATGACCTCCAATCACCCATTTCTAAATCATATATAGGGACAATATAATCAGGTACTTCATGATCAAAATCACCACTCGGTAAGTCATATAAAGGAAGTTTTTTCAAATCAAAAGTACCAATCATTTTTCTTTCAGTACCATCAGTTTTTTTAATGAAATCAAATATAACTATTCCATCTTTAACTAATTCTTTAAATTCTGACTTTGTTTGTGGTAATTCCATTATTATTTCTCCCAAGGACATTTATTACAATTAACATTATCCAAATCACATAATTTACAAGGTAATACTAAATCTCCACAATTGGAACAAATTTTTGGTTGACAATCTTTAATCTCAATTTCAGTTAAACAAACAGAACATGTCTCATATATTATTAAAGAAACACCATCTTTATCAGATACTTCCAAAATTTCATAATTCATTATTTCTGCTTCCAACACATCATCATATTTAAAGTGAGCGGATTTTGTTTTATTATATAATGCATCAATATTTTCGACTCTTTCATAGATCTGACCATTGATCATTATCTCTGTTGTAAATGATCTTTCATTTGTTTTTTGAAAATAATACTCTTGATGTTTTTCAAAAATATTACCTGATTTCAATGCTCTTACTTTAATAATATCTATCATTTAATCCTCCCACATGCATCTTGTGAAAAACAAATAGGTTGGACGATAATCAACTATATGTTTTGGTGTTATTATTAATTCATAATCACCTTCAACCCACTCTTTAATTCTTCTAAAAACATTATCCTCAACATCAGTTTCTTTCATATCTAAACGTTTACTTTCATAATCTATCTCTCTCATAAACATTTTCTTAATATCTGATGTAGATACACCATTTAGATCAGAAAGTTTTTTTATGTATTTTCTAAATTCCTCGGTCATCATAATCATCTCACACCTCCTAAACATTAAAATCTTCGATGTCAATATAAACATCATATTCCTTTATTAACGCATACAATTTTTCTTCAAACTCTTTTGTCGATTCATCTACACTGCGACCTAAATTATAGTTTCTATGTATCATAATTACACCTCCATACTTTTAATCATTTTTTGCACAACCTCATTGATCGCTTTCGTTGAAACTGTTTTACCTTTACCTCTTGATAAAGAAACTACATTACCTTTATTAAACTCAATCCAATACACATTAGCAACTAAACTACCATGTGTTCTTAAAGGTAACTTTAAATCAAATTCCTTTAAAATATCAATTAACTCTTCGGGTTCCAATCTTATTTTGTCACCTGCAATTAAGTCAGCCGCTTTCTTTGACAACTCATTTTTTCTTTCTTTTTCTTTTTTAGCCTGTTCCTCAGCATATTGCATATTTCTCTCCTCTCTTTCTCTATCAGATTTTTCCTGTCTTTCTTTATAATCTTTAATTCTCTGATTATTGAAATTCTCATCAAATGCTTTATCAAACATATCCTTTAGTCTCAATTCCAAATCATCAAGATTAAAATAGACAGTTAATCTTTCATCTATACTTTGACCAAATTTTTCATTTATTGTATCCATACACAATGCTCTATTTTCATTATCAATAGCATAAGCAAAAAACACATCTTTTTTACCTTCATATCTCACTTTATTGTTTTTTGAATCCCAATAATAATGATTACGAGTATAAAGAACCTCATAACCACACAATTCTCTTGTTTCCTCATAAGATAAATTAACATCTTCTACTTTGTACATATCAACTCTATGAATGTACATTTTAACTCTTTTTTTATTATTCATCATATTTACCTCTCTCTCCATTTTTATATCTTTTCCTTGTTTTATTAAATCTTTTGATACCTTCTACATTACCATATTGCTGTATATATGAATCAAGCTCCATAGGCTCTTTTGGATCAACATATATCGCAACATATTCATTAGGTGATAGAATCTTACCTTTTATATCATATGCTGGTTTGAAATACTCAGCACTATCATATAAGATAAGATCCTTATCTTTGATTTTTTTATTACCACTAAATACTTTTTTCATAATTTCACCTCTAAAAAATTCATAGCAACAAATACAATAAATATAACTTTATTGTATATATAAATATTACCACAAAAAAATATGAATGTCAATTAATAATTAAAGAAAGATTGAGAGTCTTATAAGTTTATTGCTTCGTCACAATTAGGACATACGGTATAGGGAATACCATACATATCTTCAAATATTGGAATATGATCTCTAAAAAATTTCATCTCACAAACAGGACATGTTATTTTTCTTTTATAATCTCTTTTAATAGCTTCCATGATTTACCTCAAACTAAATAATCCATAAAATCAATTATATAATCAGGTTCCAAACCAATCAGTTCATTATATAATTCTTCTGCATCTTCCCCATCACCAAATCTTTCATAAGCTTCATCCATCAATTGATTAAACTCGTCTGAATCAATTTCTAAAGCTTTCATAACTAGTTTTTTAAAGTCGTAATTCATTACCATCTCCTCATTAATCTTTTAACAATACGCACATCTGCACCTTTCACAACATTATTTGTATCAGGTACTAATATGTCCTCTCTGTCCGCGCACATATAAAAAACCAAACTTGATACTATATAAAAAGTATTTTCCTTTGGCTCCGGCAAACCTTCGATGTCTGGTGTTAATCTACCACGTCCTAAAGGTATACCGTTTATAAACTCATCGATATCTTCTGATTGTGTGACAACTCTCGCTATATTTCCAGATGGTTTTAATTTAATTAATAATCCATCTGGCATTTGTATATTGATAGGATGATCTGTTAAATTTACTAGTTTTTTATCAAATCTCATTTTAATTCTCCCTCCAAAACCAGAACCCAAATAAATGTTTCCTACCTTCTGGTGCAAACTCCATTTTATCAAAAGCTAACCACCATTTCTCTAATCTACCAATTCTAAAATTACATGTGGCAACAACAAGATTAGGAAAATTAGTCATTATTTCTCTCCTCTTTGTAAAGTTGATATGCTTGTTTGTGATAATCTTTTTTACGTTCCCTCCTAATTTTGTCAACTTCATTTAATTTACGATTAATATACTTGTCTCCTTCCTCAGCATACTTCTCAGCAAGATCACCAATCTCACGAAGAGATAAACCTCTATAACCAAGAATAATACCACCAAAAAATACTAATAACAAAAACGCACCACTAAAAATGTTTTTCATAATTACACCTCCTATTTTTTAAAATATCTCATAAAACTAGCATTTCTGAGTAATAATCTATCACGTGATTCCCAAAACTCTTTTGCATAATCTCTAACATATTTAAAAGCACCATCATAAACATCTAAAGGTACTTCAAAATAAGTCTCATTTAGTTCCCTTACACCAATAATTTCACCATCATTATTAAAAGCAAATAATAATGTAGCGTTTTTGGTTTTCGTTCTTAGCTCATAAACTGTACCATCAAAATACCATTTCGGAGCCTGTGGGTCAATGTAAACTGTAAAAGTATTTTCAGCATCACCATTTTCCTCACAATTAAATGGTGTCTGATAATTAAGATTATACATCTTATCGCACGGATAATCGAAAATACCATCTAAGGTATCTTCAAACCCATCAATCTCATAAAGATTTGAAATTAAAAATCTAACTGTTTTTGGCATTTTCATAATTTTTACCTCTCTAATTAATAATAACAACAAATACAATAAATATAACTTTATTGTATATATAATATTATCACATATTATTATACATGTCAAATATTATTTTTGTTTTCTTGCTTTTTTCTTATGCTTATAAATTAATGATATTTGTGGTATCTGCCATCCATCTTTAGTCAAATAATATGCTTTAAATGTGCTATCTTCTACTTCAATCACATCATAATCTTTCAAATCATCATCACCAATAAATTTAATCCATTGATTAAACTCTCTTTCTTTATCTAATTTAGGACGTATTGATCTAAAACTATGTATCTTATAATTATATTTTTCCATCATTTTAAGATTCAAAACAAATCTCCTTTTTTTAATATATACTGTATTTATTAGATATTATATTTTTTATGATATGTCAATTTTATGATTGAAGTTTTACGCTATAAGCAACTTGGTAACTTCTTTATAATTTGTTTTGTAATCTACGTTTCTCAAGTGCGGCTTTACGATTTAAATATTCTCTTTCTTTTTCTTTATTAAACATTATAACCTTTATATTTGTATCATATGGTGTCCATCTTTCATAACTGCTTGGTTGAATACCTATATCATAATATAAAAAATGCTCCCTATCGTAAAGTGCTTTAAGATCCGTATATCCAAGTGTCATACGAAAAAATTTGCGAATTCTGTCTCAACAAAAACCAATTTATGTTCTTTTTTACATTCCTCATTTGTACATTTTAATAATTTTTCCCAATATATTGTTGGTCTTTGTGCATAATCATTTAAGAATGTGTCATATGATTCAGGATCTAATTTTTTAACAAAAGTTATCTTTTGTTCTTCATCTGTAAAAGTTATCTTTTGTTCTTCCTCACCTTTTAAAATACCAATATAATCAATAAGGGAAGTAAAACTATAATCACTATCATTATTAAAGAAATCAATTACATTATTTACATTGTAATCTTTAAAATAAATAACAAAATCAATATTCTTTTGACCCTTAATAAAAATATGTTTTAATTTTTCTTCATTATCAAGAAAAGTATATTTAAGATCACCATATTTGAAAGTGAGATCTATTAATGTATTACAAAGTATCTTATCATCCTCATCATCATTATCTGGATTATTTATTAAATTATCACAGTTAAATTCGATTTCAACATTTCCAGCTGATAAACTTTTATGATAAAGAAATATTTCAATAAAATCAAAATATGATAATTCACCAATTGTAATGAACTGATCACCGGATTTAACTTTACCTTGTAAGAAATCTCTACATAATTTAAGAAGCTTTGCATCAAGATTTGGTTCATCTTCATTAATAGTTATCTCTTTTTGTTTATGAAATTCTCTTATTTGAAAATTATTAAAAGGTTTTATCTTATATTCTTTATTACTATATTTGGTAGTAAGAGAAAACCAATTATCATCTAAGAAATTAAAAACGTCATTTATATCATTAAAATTCATAAAATGTCTCCTAGCAATAAAATATAAAAATTAACCAAGTCTTCTTGTTCTCATTGACAAAGATCTTTTTCTTGATTTTTGAAGTGTTCTCATTTTTGATTGTCTTTTTCTTGCGGCTTTAATCTGAGCGAGTTTTCTATCACGAAGTTCTTTTGATGACATTCTTACTTCTCTACCACCAGAAAATTTATATCCTGTTCTTGTTGCTTTTCTTTTGAATATTGATTTTCCACCTCTGATGAGTCTTTTTCTTACAACTCTTTCCTCAACTTTATCATCAAAATCATCTTCATCGATTACCGCATCGCTATCTTCATAAATCTCCTCAACGTCAGCATTAAAACTCTCGACTATATAGTCACCATTATGCTCAACGATAAACACAGCGTCCATGTCATTTTCAAAGCCTTCCAACACAGTACTCTCAGATACCTCAATCTCTGTCTCATTAATTATAGACTGAACTTTCTCTTCAAGTATATACTCTATATCCTCTTTAAGTAAAGAGGGGCTATACACTTCGTTCTTAACACAGTAATTACACACGATTCCTTCTTCCAGAATAATATCATTGTTCTGAATTTTCTCTTCATTTGCAACTAAATAATCAAGTACCTTTCTTTTACTCATTACATTTGATATTGTAGCATCTATTGATACACCTTTATCATTATCTCTGAAAGTTTTTGCATCAACTCTAATACCTGTTTGCTCTTCAATATAAACAGCGAAAGTATTTGCTCTTTTTGCATGAGATACAAACAATTTTTCTTCATTTAAAATTTTAGGATATTTTGACATTTTAAAAGTCATTGTAATATCCTTTTCTGGGTTGTAATTAAGTTTCATTCTCTTCTCCTTAAATATATTAATTTATTGGTCTATAGGTGCGCCATCGGGATTTACAATAAAACCAAAATCCTTTTTTGTATCTAAAACATCCAATAATGAAGCGGCTTTATCAGCTACTATATTATCTCTATCTTTCTTACCAACAATGACTTTTTTATAATCATAATCTAAAGTCAAATTCAATAACTGAACCTCATTATTTTCTTGTCTAACTGTTATCTCATTCATATCAGCAATAACAAGATCATGAAATATATATTTTAAAACTATACCCAAATTATTATTTTCAACCATTATCACTAATTTATCTATAACATAATCATCCTTATAACCTAATATACCAGTATCAGGGTCACCCATTGAAGATAAAATATAATTAAACTTATTAGCAATATGCATATTTAAATCAATTAGATATGATATACTAATAGGACGATTGGTCATACTTTGTACATCTTTTATATATCTACCATAATTAATTGTACCTAATGTGATACTTGGAAAAGGTAATACAACTTCAGTAGCATAGTGTGAAAATAATAATTTATCTGTAGAATTAAAAAATTTTCTATCACTAAATTCCACTCGCCATCTCTGCAATAAATTAAAATTATATGCACGTACAGTATTCATATAATCTTGAAATCTAACATAATCATCTTTTGCTTTATCTTTAGCAGCATTCATTTCATTGCTATTAAATACATATTCATCTTCATTAGTACTTACAATACGAGGTTGATTTCCTAATAATTTAGAAATTCCAGCAGTAATGAAACTCTGTCCAGCCGCATAGGTTAAACTTAAAAGAACCTGTTGAGCATAATTACTCATTAACTCAGCAATACTTTTTATTAAGCCACCATCAGATTTACCTTTCGGACCGTCATGAGCATCGAGAATTTTTTTATTATTTTCTGGGATATCATCAACAGATATTTTATTACCCTCTTGACCAATTTTATCTCGCAATGATTCCAAATTAGATCTAAACTTATCCAAATCAACTGCAACTGGGTCTTTAGATGAAAAAGCATTTAATTGAGCTTTTAAATCATTAGCTATTTTCTGAGTATCTGGTGATAGATAATTTTCATTTTCTGCAATTAGAGCTGATAAACCTTTAATAATCTCAGCTAAAAGTTCTTCTTTTGTTTTTGCTAATATTTGACTCATTATAACCTACCAGCTATTTTATCTTGTACCTGAAATAAGAAAGATTGCATAACCGATGGTTTTAATACTTTTATATATCTTTTAGCATCATTATCAGTTTCAAATTCTTGAATTTCTGTTAATGTATAACCCATCAGGAGCATATCTTGTTTATTTTTCTCGACAAGTTTATCGGTTAATGGAAAATCATAAAATCTATTCTGAATTGTGTTTATGATCATTATAGTCCATGCGTGATCTCTATCACCATATAAATTTAAACTAATAGATTCTGGTGTTTCTCCATCCTGTATGATATAATCATCTAAAAAATTAGAATTCTTTAGAACATCAAAATCAATATTTCGAAATATATTTATAACCTCTGTACCATTATAATTGATAGTACCAAGAATATCACGAAAATATAACATCTATTTCTCCAGAATTAAAAACTTATATTTCTCAACTGCAACAATTGAGTATTTACTATCTAAGCTATCTTTAATTCCTTCAACAACTATCTCAGCATCAATATCAGTTTCACCAATTAATAATGCGTTGATATTTGATTCTTCTACCAATCTAAGTTTCGTCTCATCATGTAAATCATTTTCTTTTAACAGAGTACTGATATCTTTCTTAACACGTATTTGCTTTCCATAATTAGGGTTCATCTAAACACCTCACCTAAACAACCAATAAAAAACACAATTCAATTTTTATTCTATACTTATTTATAATAAAAGATAATTCCAGTTCGACTTAATATAGAAGTAGCCGAGTGCAAGACTCACCAAACACTCGGCTACATTCATTATGAACCAATACTATATTATTTAAAAAATATACTTTGTCAAATATTTTTTTAAGATGTATATAATAGTTTTAAATTACCACAATCAAAAATTCTTAAATAATCATTATTTATCATATTTTCATACTCAGATAAACCAACATCAAAATTATCTAATATTTTTTCCAATTTATGTTTTTGATATCTTAATCTTGATTCTAAAATCATTGAAGTTTTATGGAAATAAAAATAATTTGGTTCACTTTGCCCTATTATTTTAAAATTATTTTTAATATATCCATTACCATTAAAATATCTTAAATCAACATAACTTATAATTGATTTAGGATTTTCATTTTTAATAAAATATTTTAATAATTTAGATAATCCACCAATAATCTGAGTATTTATTTTAGTACATGATCTTATATTTTCAAAATCATAATCTTTATTATATCTTGATTTACCAAATGACATTACTTGAACAAGATCATCATTAAAAAATAATCCATATTTGTATTTAGCTTGTATATAACCTTGTATATGATTATTCATAAGAAATGATTTATATAATTTATTATCAATTTCTTTTATAATACATTTACGAGCATATAATATATTTTCAGATTTATTTAATTTGCTTAAAATAATTGATTTTACTATTTTGGATTTTAAAATCCATTCATTTTGAAATATATGTATAATGTCTATATTAAAATTTTTCTTAAAAAATTCAGTTTTCTCTTTATGATATCCTTTCGACTTTAATTGATCACTGTGCCAATAAAGCCCATCATGTTCAATACCTAAATTAAAATCGGGTAAATAAACATCAATCTCAAATCTCCTACCTTCATAATTAAATTTATAATTGTTTTTGATATTTTTGATGCCAATTGATTTAAGCCAACTACTTATTTCTTCTTCTGCTTTAGATGTGCCAATAGTGCATTTAGGACAGCCATGACCTTTTTTATGATTGTTTAAAGATTGCTTAAACCAACCATGTTTAGGACACCTTATTTTTATTTTAGTATAAACACCATCTATTAGATCTTGATGTTTAGGATATTTATAAAAATTATCATGAATTAATTTCATTATTTTTATATAAGCGTCATATGTTATTTTAGTTTTTTCTACTCTTTTTTCTAATCCACAATCAGGGCAACCATTACCTCGCTTATGGGAATCTATAGTTTGTTTAAACCATCCATGCTTAGGACATTTAATCATTATTTTAGTAAAAATATCATAATGACCAGATGGTTCTTTATATTCATATTTATTTCTATGTACTAATCTACATTCTTTAATATGTTCTTTAAATGTTTTTTTAAGATATGATAATGTTTTTTCATAACCACATTTAGGGCAACCATTACCATTTAAATGATTATTTAATTTTTGTTTAAACCATCCGTGCTTAGGACATTTAATCATTATTTTATCTTCGTTATTTTTTATATCTTGATGTTTAGGATAATGATAAAAATCATCATGTTTATTTTTAGCTTTTCCAATATAATAATTATAAGATTTTGCATTTAATCTTCCAACAGTTTCATGAGAGCATTTTTTACAACCTCTTCCTCTAAAATGAGATTCTATTGTTTGTTTAAACCATCCATGCTTAGGACATTTAATATCTATATATGTTTTTGTTCTATTAACAAGTTCCTGATGTTTTGGATATATATAAAAATTATTATGAATTATTTTAAATTTTTTTATATAAAAATCATATGTTCTTGATGCTGGCATCATAAATCTCTCATAACAACAAATAATATTAATTATACTAATATTAGTTAAATTGTCAAATATGATATTATATATTGTAGTTTTTAAATAGATGTCTTTGTGGTGCATATAATTCTCCAAAATATTTTTTCTCCGCTTTAAGTCGGGCTATTATAGCTTCTTTTTTAGTTTTATAACTTTTAAGACTTATTCTATTACCATCAATTGCAATAAAAGCTTCCCAACTAGGTCTATTTTTTATTTTATAAACTCCCATAACACCTGATGTATTATTTGATTTTAAACTTATATTTGAATGATTTTTACTTTCATGTATTAATCTTAAATTTCTTTTACGATTATCTAATCTGTTACGATTAATATGATCTGTTACTATATTTTCTTTTTTATTATATTCAAAATCTAAAATAAAATGATGTAGTAAACCAACATAATTTGAATTAAAAGCATAACCACGATTATTTAATGTCCATTTATACTTTTTACATCTTGCTATATCTTCTAAATCAATTAAAGCTCTTCCAACTTCCTCAGATTTTATATTATATAAAATTATTTCACAATAATCATCTTTAATTATAAAAGTGTTTGGGTCTCTTTTTGTTCGCTTTTTTGTTTCACCATCTCTTTGCATTTGTAAATAGTGCTTATTACATAACATCATTTGAAATTTTCTACTTCTAACAAATCGAACATTTGCATCTTTTTCATTTAAACCACATATTCCACAAATTTTATCTTCACTTTTTTTACTATAGAATTTATTATCAGGTAAATTATGTTTCTTTCTTTGATAACAGTTACTACATAATGTTTGATTATACAATTTCCAATGATTAACTCTTGTTTCTTTTTCATTGCGTCCACATACTTCACATAATCTCATAAAATTATCCTAAAAATATTTAAAAATTGTAATTATATAATCACAAATAACAAGATTTGTCAAGTATAAAGTTGTAAGGTATTGAATTTATTGATTAAAGACTAACTGACGTAATAAAGTAATCATAGGATAACGTGAAATCTGCCATTTGCACTGAATCGTTCTCATCTTGTGCCAGACTTACATCTGGTTTATCTGAAGGAAATGCACCAATAAGTACATAGTTCTTAATTGCATTTTGACGACCATCAAGCTGAACAATCTCAATTGTACTTTTATAACTGATATCCACAGCTCTAATTCCGGCTGGTATACTCTCTATATATTCCATCCATGCTTCCATTGCATTAGTAATTGTAAAACTCGGATCTTGTAAGAAAGTTGCTGACCAATCTGCATATATTGAGTTTCCAGCATATTTACTTTTTACACCCCTAAATGGCACTTCAATAACACCAAGTGATCTTCCCGGCAATGAAGCGGCTTGTACTAACCATTTGGTTTTTGTTCTTGCATCAGAAGAATTTAATATAAAAGTAGGGAAATTTATATAAATGTAAAATAAATTTGACCTAACCGCATCTGGGTAAAATTTCTTCTGAAAGATCTCTAAAGTATCAATACTCATTTTTCTCTCCTATTATTATTTATGCTACTTCTTCAAAAGATACAGATGTTTTAACAATTTTAATTCTGAGGTAAATATACCTAACAGTTTTAAAAAGTTTCACAGCCAAATCAATATACATCTCAAAATTATCCTGTACTGCTTCAGGGTTATTTTTATCATCACACTGGAATCTATAATCATATAACCAACCGGATGTTTTTTTTGTTGCAAGATAATCTAAACTAATTATCTGAGTAACTTCAGCCCAAACATCAGGGTTAGAGTTTTCAAAATTATAATTAACAAGATTATTCATAATATCTTTTTCAATTTGTGTAAGTGTACGTCTACCAGATATTGATGAAATAGCAGATGTTGCCTGATTATAGAGAGTTTTATCACCCCAAAGCAATACACCTTTATTACTCATGTAGAATATTGAGTTGCATCTATTATTCCAGAGTATATCTCTAACACCACCATTTGTTTTATGAAGAAGTCTAGCCGCATTTTGCATTATTCCTCTTCTTACACCGGCTGGTGATTTATTTACACCAAAATCTGTTTCGGTACGTGATAGTTTACCGAGTACATCACCAGTCATTGGAATATAATAAGTTTTATAGTTATATTCATCACTTATTTTTTTCCATTGCTCTGTCATCATAGCCCTTGATTCAACTGTTATACCAGCAAGGTAAGTAACAGCATCTGCACTTGCTAACGTTGCAGAAGATTGAGTCATATCAATTACATCAGAAGGTAATGAGAAAGCAGCAAATTTGAGTTTATTAACTGACAATTTACCAATTATATAATTCTGCAAACTCTGTACATCTGAGTTCGATGTAAGATCGTGATTATCTCCAAGTAAACCAACATCAATTTGCTCATCGGTAAAGAAAACATCAATTGCATTTTGTAACTCTGCTAAAGCTGGAGCCGCTGTTGTTCCTGCACTAAGAGCGGTTAATGTAAAATAACCACCAAATTCTTCAATAGTCTGATCATTTGATGCTAATGATCCAGCAGAAGTTCTTGATTTGCTTCTTATATAGTTTGAGTTATTTTCCAGATACTCATCAATAAACATTGGTTCGCTTTCAATTGTCAATGCACTCTCAGATGTAGATACTATATGTCTTTCAACTATTTCATCTTCATATGTAACTATAATTGCTAATTCCGGTGCAAAGGCAACATAAGTTCCACCAACTACTGAAACTCTATAATGAGCATTATCAACATCAGAGTAAAAGAAATCATCAACAGCAGTTGTTGCACTTATTGTCCAAGCCGCACCAGACCATTCAACGATATCACCAGCACTACCTACCCAAGATCCATGTACACTTGTAGAAACTTCTGGTATTGCATATCTTGCACCAGTAATTTGATGTTTAGCAGTTGGTGCAATAATTGCTTCTGCTTCTGTTAAAATTTTTGTTACTGCTTCTACGTAATTATAATCAATATTCGGACCAGTTTCAAACTCATCACTAAATTTATCAGTACCATTATATGTCATATCAGCATAGTAATTATTCGCGTCTGCAATTGCTACATCGATATCATTTCCATTTGCACCAGCATAAACAGCATAAATACCCAATACATCATTTACGGCATCAACATTTTGTAAAGTATATGCAGATGCTGTTCCTGCACCAGATAAAGATCCTGTTACTGCATTTGTACCATTAAATGTACCTTCGATATCATTGAGATAAAGATAATCATTGTCAATATCCATACCAGTAACAACACCAGTTGCTAATGATGTTGCCTGTGTAACTATTTCACCAAGTCTAAATGTATTTACTTCAGTACCACCAAGTGTAAGTCTCACTTTGCTTTCAAATGATCTAACTTCACTTACAGTACGAGCAACTGCCCCACCATCCGCAATTGTATGAGCGGCAACTACTGTATATGTAGCACTTGAAGTACTTGATACATAAAGATAACTATTAATAGTATCTATTGAACAAATAACACCTGTAGCTGTTGATGTTAACTGTACAGCATTATCACCGACAACGAAACCAGAAACATCACTCATTTTTAATCTTACATCAGGCATAAGTACAGTTGGTTCAGCATCATCATCATTGAGATATCTCAATTGATCTTCACCATTAACCCATGAATGAGTATCAGCATCTCTTGTAACACCTAAAAATGAGTTTTTTGATGTATTATCATCTTTTACAGCTCTCACTAAATAAAGTGAGCTTGAATAATTGTTGAGAATTTCTCTGGCAACCATCCATGTTCTAGCATTTGCCCCAGTATAACCAGTTAATATAGGTTTTCCAATAAGATTAGCTAATGCTTTTTTATTAGTTGTACCCATAATCTGATTAGCTGGACCCCATGTTCCACCAATAGCTAAACCCATATTGGCACTTGGTAAAGATTCAATACCAAATGAGCTATCTATTTCGGAAAAAGTATTCTTTGGGCTTCCAACCATCTTTCTCTCCTATTTTATAAGTTAAATAAAATTCTGCATTCCATATTTATATTTATAAGTTGGTTACATCACGTAAAAGGATTGATATGCCCTCATAAACATCATTGATTTTGAAACTTATTTCTAAAGTCACTCTAAACTCATCCATATTTATTTTACTATAAGTTTGAAATTCTGTTGTGTAATTACTGAGCATCGTATTTATATTTTCTGTTAATTTATCTAAATCTTTACTTAATTCATCATCCATATTTTCATGTGTCATTAAATCAGACCATGAAAGATAAGCAGAAATTACATATAATTTAATCATTTGATAATTTAAACCATATGATACATCTTTCATAACACAATCACCTTTAATTTTATATGTGAGACCTGAACGTGCCATAACATTAACATATGATAAATTTAATGAATTAATAACTATATTATCCAAATCATTAATAGATAATATATTATTACCAAATTCCAAAAAACCAATTTCTTTAAATTTCATATTAATCATTGCCTGAACTATTGTTCCAGCCAAATCACCAGCAATAGAATGATTTTTTATTGTACCGTTAACATCAATTTTTTTATAATTATAGAAAAAAGCAACATTTTTACTATCTATCGTTTCATAATAATCATAAACATTGAAACTCAGTGATACAACGGAACCAGTTGCACTTAAACCATATGAGTCGAAGCCAAATATTGATGTATAATAGAATTTTTCATGAGCACAAATTATTAACTCTGCATCTCCTCTCTGATTAACAACATTTTTTGCATATTCATGTATTGTTGTATTATCACCTGATGTAAATATTATTCTAAAATCGGCATAATATCTATCTTTTAATAATTCTAAATCTCTTTCATAATCAGCATTTGTTATTTTATTAAATCCTGAATTACCCAATGATAATGCTGTATATGTTGTGTTATAAATTGCTTTCTTTTTTTTATCTAAATCAGTATCAGAACTTATGGCTTTTGTATAATTTGGATTAACATAAAAATCTAAATAAGCACATTCAATATTATCTATATACCTTATATCCGTATTATCTAAACTAAAAATAAACTTATCCAGTATTACACCGTCTTTACACACAACCATAACATGTTCATTTATATTTAACTTACGATTAAATAATTCACTTAAATAATAATTTCTAGTTAAATTATCACTTTCATTAAATAATGTTATCTGATTTAAATTATCTAAATAAGAAGCAATAGTAACTTTTAGATTATCACCATAATCACCAGCATATTTAGCCATAATAGCCATTATTTGTAAATCATGAAATGTTGGTGTATTTATTGCTTCTATTTGTTCATTTAATTTTAAATATAAATCTGACCCATTGTAATTTTCATTCCATATAGAGGGTAAAAATCCGTGTGCTGTAGTAAACTCTATACTCCATTCATCTTGAAAATAATCGATAAATGGTGGGAAAAAAATTGTAATAAAACCACCCATATAAATTATTTTATTATCACTAGTAATAACTCCACTACTATCATATCTTGGTGTTATTGATGTAGATGATGTATCTACAACTGTCCATGTTATGCAATCTACTGTTTCATATATTCTAAAATCAGGTATACTATTATATGTACCACCAACAATAAAAATTTTATCATCTGTTTCAAGTAAAGCAAATTGATCTGTATTATCTGCTAATGTTGTTTCTAAAACCCATCCTGTACCACTATCAGAATAAACTTGATTTCTGGATGAACCACCAATTAACCATAATTTTGAGTCTTTACTTATTATGCCATGATTTTGTACAGCATAAGGTAAGGCTGTTTCAGCACTCCATGTAATACCATCTGTAGATGAAAAAGCTGTAGCAACAATAGCTCCAAGCGAAAATAGAAATCCACCAGCAACCCACATTTTACCATCATGTACTGTTAAACCAAACTGCATTCTTGTACCAACAGCGGTTGCACCTAAATCTGTCCATGTAATACCATCAGTTGATGAGAAAACATGATCTTGACCAGCTATTCCATTCGTTGTACCAGCAATAACCCACATTTTACCATCATAGACAATCATTCCATGATATGCCAATGTACCAAATGCCGCTCCAGTTTTTATTTGAGTCCATGTTAAACCATTATCTGTACTTTTCCAAACATCATCATAATAAGTTGTACCATCAGTTCCACCAGTTAAGTAAAGATCATCATTATAATTAACGAGACCAAACCCTCCTCGTTGACCCATAGATACAGAAGCACTAATTTGAGTCTCGGTACTCATATCAGCAGATTCTAATTCTCCTGTCATAAAAAGATGAGAGTGAGTTACACCTATACTTGATATTAAATCGCCTGAAGAATCAAACGTCCCTGTGTTTGTTCGAGGTGATACACGATATGCAAGTAAACTCTGTGGTGAGTACTCTAAATAACTCAAAAGGTCTTGATAGAAAATATCATTTTCGTCACATTTTTCTCCTATTTGATATTGATAATTGAGATAATCAACATCTATAGGTAAAGCAATCGGACCCCAGTTCAACATACCAAAACCCAAACCATTTATATTTGGTCTGGTTATATTAAATTTATCCATTTTAACTGTAATTTTTGAATATGACATTGGATATTATCCTCCTTATTTTTCTAGTTTTATTTATACTAAATTAAATAAAAAGATTAATATTGTTCATTCCAAGGATCATAATCAATAGGTGAATATCTATTGATTATATCAGGATCATTTTCTAAAGAATCACTAATAACCTCATTCATCATTAGTGAGTAATCACTATCTTTTACATTAGCATTATACATGTTAAACATAAATTCAATATCTGCTAACCATAATTTAAATCTATGCCTATCACTAATAAACCAAGCAAATAAATATAATGACATAACTTCATCATCATGCTCATCTTCATCAGCTTGATATTTACCATTTATTTCAATAAATCTTGTAAACTCATAAATTGTGTTCTCATTAATGACTTGTAATTTATTTTTCTCAATGATATCTTTGAGCATTTTAAGCCCTTTGTCACGAGTTGCTTTTGTTGTTCTTAAACCAATCTTACCTGAATCTCTATCTCTATAAACATTCTTATAATCAAGATCATAAACAAGTATTTGATATAAATCAGCACAAACATTACTTTCGCCTATTACAAACGCATTATTATATTTTTTAGCTAATTCTTTTATAATATATGGTGATTCATTTGTTGATATGGTGTTATCATTAAAAACAACAGCCTGAGTAAAATTATTAATTGATGATATATCAATAACATTTATACATGTGGAATCTAAACCTAAACCTTCAGCAGGATCAACAGTAATCATATATTTATGATGTGGTAAAGGGTCATGAAAAACTCTATACATAAAATCTGGTTTCAATGCAGATTTCACAAATCTACCAGTTTGTTTGTTTTTGTACATATCTTTAAGTTTATCACCATCAATTAAAGCACGTGCAGAACCTAAGAAGTCACCCTCATGCTCCTGAGCAAAAGCACGTTTATCACCTTTAAGTCTCTGTAATTCTTCAATAGCCCATTTTTCATCTCTATCTGGATGATCTTTCCATGTAACTTTAAATGCTGTAAAACCATTTTTACCCATATCAGCTTCAGTGTAAAAATCATAAAAATGATTAATACCATCTGGTGTAGAGGTCATTAATATTCTTGATGTTGTACCTGATGATATAGTTGGTGAAACAGCAGACCAGAATTTCATAAAAATATTTTTTCTAATATGTGCGATCTCATCAACATAGATAAAATTATAACCTTTAGAACGTCCAGATGTAGAAGTTGTTGCATTTGCTCTTATTAGTGATCCATTTTCCAATTCAATTGAGTGAGCATTCCATGATGATACTCCTCTTTGTAACCACATTGGAAGATTTGAATACATTGTTTGTACAATATCAATAAGAGTCATAGCATCTTCATCTTTATCAGCAAAACAACCAATTTTATAATAATCTGAGAATACCATTAACCAAGTAGCCAAACCAGCAAATATAGTTGTTTTACCAAGTCGCCTACCCCAATTAAATATAGAGAATCTATTCTCCATTATCATATAAAGAGCATCTATTTGATATTCATATGGTTTAAATTTAACTAAACCTCTATCAAGAGTAACAATATAACAATAGTTTTCTATAAAATAAATTGGATCAGCTTTACACCTCTGATATTCCATTTTTTGATTTATTGTTAATTCAATTTGTACACCTTGATTACGTATTCCTTCAAGACCATTATAATATTTACGATAATCTATTTCAACTAATGATTGTTGACTCTTTTTACGTTTTTTTATCTTAGCCACAATATTAAATACCTATAATAAATTGTTTTATTGTATATCTACAGAAACATCAACCTCAGCATGTTTATCTACAACCGTGTCAATTTGATCTGTTGCTGATGCATATGTGATAACATTATCAATAAAATTACCAGCAACTGGTGCTGATCCAGAAAGTACATAAACTAACAAATTACATGATCCTATTAAATCAACAACTATGCCATAACCTAAATGAGTTGGACCTGCTGATCCCCAAGAAATTATACCACCATAAGTATAATTACTATTATCATCACTATTTAGTACTTTAATTAGTTTAAATTTTCTTGCATAGCTACCGCCACCATTGGCTTCATCAATATAAAAATGAAAATTACCAGTATTTGATGTTGTAATATGTGATGTTTCTTTAACATTTATTTTACCACCATTTAAACAATATTGTGCATATTGTTGACCATTTGTTATACCAACTGAACTTATTGACGCACCTAATGTGATTACGCTATTATCTGAAACAAAACCTTTCCAACCATCACTAGAAAAATTTATTGATGTAGCATGCACATTTCTTGAGTTCTCAGCATAAATGCCAATAATATAATCCGTATTAATACCATTATCAATATCCAAAGATGATTCAAAACTAACTTTACCTGAATTATTCTTGATTCTTATTACCGCTTTTGTTGTTGTAGTATTAAATTGAGCGATTATATTACCATTCTTAATTGTTATAGGTAATGTGTTATTTTTAATAAGTACCATGTCAGTTGGTGTCATACCAAGATTACCAGCACCAGTATTTAAATCATATGTTCCAAGATCAATAATTAATTCACCACTGCCATGAAATCCACTAATTTCTGCAATATCACCAGTTATACCATCATATTGTGTTGCGTTCGCACCAAGTGTCAATGTGACTGTTTTGTTTATTCTTTTTGGTAGTGTTGTGATATAGTAAGCAAAATTATTAAAATTTGTATGAACATCTGCATTATTAAAAGTTGAGTCATAACTAATACTATCAATAGTTTCGCGCTGACCTAAATTTATAGCATCTTTATCACCAGTACCATTTGTCAAATTTGTTATTTTATTATTACCCCATGATACATCAGCACTTGGATTGTTTGACCCATCCAACATCAATAATGTTGATTCATGAGCTAAAGCTTCAGAATTATGTATTTCTATTTCAGCAGTTGCAGTATTAATAAATGTAATATTGCTTGGTAAGCCACTTGAATATCGGATTTCTGTTCGAAAGGGCATATTCATACCGGGTATTAAAGAAATTGCTTCTATAGAAGGTGTCACATCATCATATTGCAGACAACCATAATAAAACAATATCTTAGAATCGCCTACAGCACTACATGTTGCTGAACTTGTACCACCATTAACTGTACCCGTTCCTAGTGTACCCACAACATTACTAACATATATAACATCACTAATAACATCAATAACCGTACCACTCCAACCACTACCTGATACGCTATCACTAATCGAGAAATATGACCCTTCTCCAACACCCAAAGTTAATTTTTTACCTTCAGGATCATTTACAAATAATCCATAAAATCTTACATCAATCTGAGATGTAACGGCATTAACTGGAAGTTGACTTGCAAGTGGTAATATATAAGATGCTGTACCAAATGATTCATCACCTTTTGTTATTGTTCCTTCAACTGTTGCGGCTCCTGTTGCTGTTATTGTACTTTCAAATTTTTCTTTAACTAAACCATTTGATGCTGATAAACCAGTACCAAACACATATTCAGGATCAGTAATATTAGTAAAATCAGGTGTAGCCCATGCCGATACAATAACTTCTTGAAATTCTAAAGTAACGCCATTCATAGCACAATAATTGATTATATCTAAACCTCTCTTGGAGATAGTTCCAACACCAATCTGCAAAGTCATTATTTATTCTCCATTTTAATATTATTTCTTATATTTATTTATAATCAAATCATAGCAACAACAAATCAATTAATACCAGCATCCCGTAGGATCACCAAACCACTGAATTATTTTTCCTTTAGTGAAACTCATACCAGTATTTGTTTTAGTTGCATCATTATCAGTAACATTTGTTCCTATTAAATATGTATCACCATTTCTAACACCAGCAGGATTACTATAAGGTAATGGAAAATCTGAATTTAAATCAATAATATTCCACAAAAATAGAGGATCGGCTGTATCTACCCACGTTGAGGTTGTATCATCATACATTATCCACTCATCAGTAAAAGATCCTCCTGCACCATAAGGTACAGCAACAGTACCCGAGATATATATTGGATAGCCTTGTCTTGCTTGATCAATTGGTGGGAAATTTGTTCCTGTATAACCTTCAGTTGCTGTATCAACCGTTCTGGCATAAGGTAAACCTGTATGTACATAAATTTTTGGAAATACTGCAACACCTAAAGGTATACTAGCTAAAACATCATCAATTTTAACATAAATCCAGCATGAGTAACCAGCAGGATGAAAATTTTGATCAACATAATTATATAGCCCTGATATATTAAAATCACTTTGACCACTAACTAATTGATACTCAAATGCTCTTGACCCTTTTTGCCACTCATATACAACCGCTTCTCTATCAACATTACCTGTTGTTGTATTATATTCATATACTGGAATCTCAGTTAATATTGTTGTGTCTTGATTATACTCAGTAACAGTTGCAATTGCACCCGAAAGACTACCTGTGATTACATCTCCTGACTGAAATGTACCTGTGACAACCAAACTATCATCTAAATAAATATGATCTCTGTCCGTAAAAATATTTGCTATTGTTGCTGATGCACCAGATACACTACCAGTTATTACGTCTCCAACCTGAAATGTTCCTGTAATACCACTTAATTTTAATTGATGTTTTATATCATCAAATTCTGGTGGCATATTTGCAACATTAAAATTATTAGTATTAAAAAATAAATCAATGTTAAACTTTTTTGTTTCACCAAAATATGTAAACTCATCTATAAGCCTAATAAAAAAAGCATTACCTTTTGAGCCTCCTTTCATACCATATAAAGGCGCAATATGTTTTAATAATTCCCTAAAATTTTCATTATCAGTATTTAGATTTTTTGTTCTAAAATCAACAGTAGAAGCATAATCATCAATATATGCTTTAGAGATTTTATCACTATCTAAAGGAAGTTCATCAACAAAAATAAATTTAATAAAATTTGTTAAATTAGCATAATATGAATTATTAGAGTCCTCTTTAAACTCATTAACAGAATATTTATCCAACATAGCCAATAAATGTTTTATAAATTTTTCAAAATTAGGATATTCAGTACGAACATTTTGTTTTAGTAATTCTTTTTCAAAATTCTCAAGTCGTTTCTTTGTTTTAAAGGAGTCACTTATATAAGCCATCTTTACACCTATGTTAATATGATATTAATATCATCTACGAATTCAACACCCAAAATACATTCTTTATTTGATAAAATTTGATTATTTAGATTTCTTATAGGAATATTATTTATATAAACATAATCCGCATCATTAAAATCATATTGAAATCTCAGCATACCTAAGTTCTCATTAAATAACCATGATGTTTGAGTATATATAACTCCAGAAGCAACATCTTGAATTTTGATAACTGGTGTGCTAGATGAGTCTGAATAGAATCTATACTGTTTTCCATTATTATCAACAGCATTAATAACTGATGAACTACCAATATCACCTGTTAATTGATTAAATACTCTAAGATATGTGTATTCGCTTATAGTAGGTGTTAATGGTACGGAAACAGCGGTTGGTTTTATTTTTGCATTATATGTAATATTAAGTGATGTTACTAAACTAATCTCATCATAATCTTGTATTACTGATTTTAAATCTTCGATATTGAAAGTTTTCTTTGCATAATAAGTTTTTGTGTTCACATAGTCTCTTATTCTTTGTTTTAAATCAGATGCACTGATATTATTAGTATATGCCTTATTAACTTTTAAAACCAAATTAATATTCATACAAAGATATGTTGGGTACATATGTTTCATAAATATTGTTTCTATTTTCTTACCATCTATAAAATCTTCTATCATTGAGTATGTAGATGCTTGAGTTTCAAAATCAAAATTCTGACCTATAAGAGAATAGTAAAAATGACCTAAATCCGGTTTATAGTCACCACTGTTTATTGATGAATCTATTATAGATTCTACTGCTAACAAACCATATTTACTTACTTGATAATTCGCCTGTCTGAATGCTAATTTAAATTCAGATAATGTTAATGATGATGGAGCAGTAATATCGTTATCATCAAAAGCATCATTTAAAACTTGATTTAAATCTAAAAATTCTGTGTGACCTCCCCAAACAGCAATATCTCTAAATTCTGTAAATTTTGATTTCACTATTGGGTAGAGATCATCAGCTATTATTGCCCTTCCTTGTGCATTATAATATAATGGTGCTATTTCTTTTATTGAGTCCAAATCTTGTTTAGCCTGACCATCATCAAAAGTATCTAAATTATCATTTTCATCAACCATCCTAAGAGTTATTGCATCATAATTTGAACCACCTTCACTATAAGTATTACTACCAACTGCAACCACACCTAATTCTGTTTCATATAAAGTTGATCCATTCGTTTCATTGATCTGAAGATAACCTATATCAGCCATATTACCAGCAGTCGGATTAAACTCATTTGTACCTTCAACGTCATTGATATCATCACCTTTTGTTGTTGCGAAAATAGCTCTTAGTTTATCACCAGTTTGTAATTCCTTTGAAAAATTACTTATATTAAATTTTACATAAAGACCATATGTCTGATCATAGTTTAATTTAAATTGATTTAAATTAGCAGATAAAGGCTGATCCATAATATTTGTAAACTCTATAGACTCAGTAGTCCAATTACTATAACCAGATGGTAAAACGAAAACTCTTACTGTTTCTTTTAATACTGCATCTTTATATTCACTATTAACGTCCTTTAAACCATCAACTGTTAAATATAATTTCTGCGATCCGTCTAACTCAGTTATATCAGCAATATTATTAATTTCAACAGTTCTCCAATTAGCTTGCATTAAAGGTATTTTTGCCTTTAAATATCTTCTGTAATTAGTAGTATCAATATAAGGTTCAATATTTAAAATAACCTTGTTTTCATTGTAAATATCAAGCACACTCTGTATATACTCACTTTCCTGATATACATCTCTCATTGTTGGTACACCATAATCACCTGAATCATAAACAGCATGAGTAAATTTTAATGTGAAATTACTAGCATCATCAGTTGAGTAATAATCTTGTGAGGAAGCAACAGCACCAATTGCACTTGAAGCCATACTGCCATATGCAGTATCAGCACCAGTAAAAATCGATCCAACTGTTTGATCAATATAAAGATAATTATTTGTTGCATCTATAATTAACAATTCTCCAGACTTTGTTGCTGAAGCTGGTACGGCATTATCATATATTGTTTCATTTAACACAAAACCTACCGTAGAAGCAACTGTTAGTCTTGTTAGATTTGTTCTACCTCTATAAAATTTGATTTCCATATATGATCTAGCAGGTGTTTTACCAAATGGTATAAAATTAAAATTTTTAATTAATTTATACACGTTATCTTCCAAAATAGCTTTACTTAAATAATTCTCACTAATACCCAAATTAAGATAGAAATTAAGATAATGAAGCATATACACAATTAATTTACGCATATTCTTCATACCAGCACCATCATGGCGATAATCAGTAAATGGTGATTCTGGATTATTTTTAAAGAAATCTATAAATGCTGACTCCAATAATGAAAAATCTAAATTAGCATATTCAATCGGAAGATTAAATGTATTTTTCTTTTCTGCCATAATATGATCCTATTTGTTAAAGTTAAATATTACATTGGTAGTTATTGTTCTATCTTCGCTTTTAATACTAAAAGCAATTCTCACCACAAATGATTTATCTTTATCATTAAGTGAAACTAAAATATTTTTTTTATAACATTTTATTTCTGTTTCATTTAAAAGTGCAAAATAAATCTCATCTCTAAGAAAATTTAAACTCATTGAATTACGAGTACCTTGAGCATAATCTAATGTTGCACTACCAATTGTTGGATCATATAGAACTTCGCCTAATCTAGTTTTTACTGCATCATTCACTAATTGTATAACTGCATTATCACCCTCAAGAACAGATAATCCATTGTAAACATTATTAAATGTTAAATCAATATCTTTAAATACCATTAATAACTCCCTTTTGTATTATTAATGATATTTATATTGATTTAATTATTTACGTCTTCTTAAATATTTATTACGAAGGTTAGATGCATTACGAACACTATTAGACCCTTTTTCATCTTTAATCTCAGTTTCTTCTTCATCTGACTCAACACTATTACGTATGCCAATTGAAGTCACTTTAAATTTTGGATTACCTAACTGATATATGATACCTGTACCTATGATACCCTCTTCTCTATTCTTATCAAGGGTTATAATTTGTTGATTAGTCTTAACTAATGATGGTGGTTGCTTTATAACACCAAATAAATCCGCAGTTGCCGCTATTGCTTTAGAACCTGCAACATCAAACATATTCATGTCTTTTTGTGATTTTTGAGTACCTTGATATGTTTGAACTGATGTCCAACCTACGACTTGCTCTTGCTCAAAAAAATCTCTATATTGCTCGGCTATTTTTCGACCAAGCTCATGCGAAGATAAATTAAGTGAGTCACTTGTAGTACCAGTGCCTAAATAATCAATAAAAACAACTCTTGGTACGAAATTTTGCGCTCTAAGATTATACATTAAGTTGCTAAAATCAATTATATTTGCGGTTGATGCTGGATAACGTTTAACGACTATTTGACCCATTTTAGCTAATAATTTATCTTTAGCTTGTTCATATAAAGCAATTTTATCCTCATCATTTGATAAAATTAACTCTCTCAGTTCTTTTGTTGTTGTATTTAATAATAACGAATCAAATCTTTCCATCATTTGTCGATTAGTCATCTCAAGTGAAATGTAGAGGACATTAGTATTAGGATCTTTTATATAATCCATAGCCATATTAATCATATGTCTTGATTTACCACTATGACTCATTCCCATTAAAACATTTAAAGTACCAACTGCACAACCACCAGCAGTAACATAATCCCAATGTTCATTATTCATTTTTATTTTAGGCGATGATTTTTGATAAATATCAATTATTTTCTTATTATCTCTAAGATTTAAACCAATTTCTGTATCAAAACTCAATTTTGATATTTTTTTAATACGATCCGAATAATCCAAAAAATCAACACTCCCGACATCATTTAATGTATTAAAACCACTTTTAATAACATTTACAAAAGCCTTACCTTGCAACCATACTTGTATTGACTCTAAATAGTCTTCTACAGGTATAAGCTCAAGTTCTTTTTTGTCAACATTAACAATGTCTAATTTTTCTTGTAAAACATCTTTCTTATTACCCCAATGATTACGATATACAATACCTTTAATACTTTTTGGGAATTTATTATTTTTTTCAAATACCTCAATAACTTTTTCAAAAATCTCTTTCATATTGGGATCTTCAAAATATTCAGATTTTATAATTGGTAACATCTTAGATCTATATAGATCATTAAACATAAATAATCTAAATACCATTAAATCAGATATTGGGGATTTTTTAATCTTTTTATTTTTACTCATATTTTATTTTGCTATGGTTCTTAATGATTTATTTTCCTTTAAAAATTTATATGCTTCCTCATAATTGCGATTATTAAAATAATAAGCTATCGAACAAAAAGCATAACCTTTACCACTCTCATTCATTAATTTTTTGATCTGAGTCTCATTTTCATTTTTCATATTTTTTTTATAATTCTTCTTCTTAATTTATCAACATCAGTTATTAAACAAGTTTTACCCCTATTAAGAGAAGAGTATAATGTCTTTAACTCTTTCATATCCATATCATAAATATCTTCTTTTGTATAAGACATTGATATATCTTCTTCATCTAATTCCTGTATTTTTTGAGATCCTAATCTGTATTTACTAATTAAATAATCATCTAATTTCTCAAGATATTCCATACCCATACATTCATCAATTGGTTTTTTACGAGTTAATGCTCCTGTAAATTCCATACCTTTTAAAGCACCTACACCCCGATATGTTCCATTACTTTGACCTGTTATTAACTTTTCTTTTTTCATTAATTCTAAAAGATAAGAGTCCTTACGTATACCATCCTTATAAAATATATCTAAATCCATTTTAAAATTAGATGAACAAAATCTTGATTTTTTAGGTTTGCATCTGGCAGTTGTACCACCATCTCTATCTTCAGCTAATTGCACTTTTGTCATTTGATATATATTAGATGAAAAGAACTCAAGTGCCTGTACACCAACAATCTTTAAAGGATCTTCATAACGATTAGCCATTACTTTAGGTTTTGCATGTGCGGTTATATAAACTGGTATCTTCATATCAGAGAAATCATTTGCTATAACAGGCATAATATCTGATAATATTTTTTGTGTGTGCCATTGAGCAGTATCATCACCCTTCTCATGCATCTCAACAACTTTTTGAGATTTAAAACCAGCCATACTATCAATAACAACCAAAAGATTTGATCTCTCACCATCATAATTTTTTTTCTTACCATCTAATAACTGTCTAACATGTACTGAAAAATTCTCAACAATATTAATTTTTTGTTTTGTATTTACTACAAAAACTCTATCTGAGTTTTTACCAAATAATTGTTTTAAACCAATTTTATCAATAGCTGACTCAGTGTCATATATTAAAACTTCATTTTCATCATCTAATTTTAAAAAATTTCTACAAATTTGATAACCTATTAAAGATTTACCTACATGTGGTGGAGATGCAAAAGTAGTAAACCTTGATGGAATACCTCGAAACATTGACCCACCTATCATAAAATTTAATACAAGAACACCTGTATCATAAAACTCTATTTCATCTATATCTTCTAAGCTACTTAAAGCATCTTTTGGCATAAAATCTAAAAGACCCATATTATTCTCCTAACAACAAAAATTAATTACTTTCTATTTTACCTTTTACTGCTATTAATTCATTTCTAAATTTAACAGCATCTTCTTTATCTTTAAAATATAAAGGAACCCAATGCTCACCAAAATAAATGTTAAATGACATACCAACTTCAATTGTTGTAGATTTAAAATCTGGTACAGTTATTTTTTTAGTGTGCATACCAGATCTTGCTTCTACAACATCTTTTTGTATGTATCTATCTTTAAACCCTTTATACTCAGTTATTCTTTTATCAATTGATTTTATAGCTTCTATTTTATCGATATTACGAATTGAATAAACATTATCATCAACATGTAATAAACCATTGATGATCTTAACAATGTTAGAATAGGATCTTAATTTTTCATTGTTTAAAGACATTGATTTCATTTGATTTCTCCGTTAATTTTAAAACTCTTAGTAACAAATTGTAAATAAGATATATTATATTTATACTTTAATGTCAATTTAATTTTTATGATTTATTTTAGGAATTGAGATACTCTTTTAAAGTATTAGAAGGCTTAAATTTAATTTGTCTTTTGGCTTCAATATCAACACTCTCACCAGTACTTGGATTACGACCAACTCTTGGTTCAGTTTGATTAAAGCTAAACTTACCAAAACCATTAACAGTAAGAAAATCTTCATTATCAATAGTTTCTTTAAGTGTCAAGAATATTGCGTCAAATACTTCCTCAATGATAGCTTTAGATACTACTGTCTCACCTAAATTTTCCTGTACTTCTGAAATAAATTCTTTTTTGTTCATAATCTTTCTCCTAATTAATAAAAAATGCACATTGCATAAAGTTTATATCATATGTATAAAAAGATGTCAAGAAATAAAAAAGAGCTGGACGCCAACAGATCCAGCTCGAAACGCATTAGTAGAGTCCCTCTCTACTTAAAAATGGAAGTCCTATGTGGATTCGAACCACAATCAACGGAACCAAAATCCGTTGTCCTGCCATTGGACGATAGGACTAAAACCTTTATATTTGAGAATAAAGAGCGGTAGTCACATGGGAAGTTTTGCAACACATCATGTTCTACTTCATTCACTCTCAAATATAAAAGTACCAACTTAGAAGTCTCCGACCTATAGAGGGAGAAACTAAAATATAAAAATGGTGGAGACGAAGAGAGTCGAACTCTTGTCCGCTATGTAAAAAAATTGCTTTTCTACATGTTTAGTTATCTGTTTAGTATTTAATTAAAAAACGACACATAACAAACGTTCTTTAATCTCAGAGCCACTTAAACACCATATTAATAGTAAGACTCACACTATTTAATACTGACGATCTGCATTTTAATACCTTTACCTACTCACAGATACTTTAGTAAAGGATTCGGTTTGGGTTATGCTACAGCTTCAAGTACCTCATGGTTTGAGAAACCAAATACTGGAGAAATAACATTATTTTCTTCTTTTGCATTTATATTTGCTTTAGGCTTTTTAGTGAGCCAGCCCACTCACACATGCTTTACAATCTCTTTCATCACAACGTCGAAACCAATACGTCCCCATTAATCAAATTTAAATGAACGATTTTGTCAATTATTTTTTT